TTGTTTTAATTATCTTCTTTTGTTGTTATGTTTGTTTTTTTGTTCTTTCGTCTTTACGATCTTCTTTTTCTTTAATAGCAGACTTAGCGGTTTCAACTTCCAATCCTTTTAGTTGCATGTTCATTTGAAATTCAAGCTGCATCAAGTCTTTCTTAAGCTGCGCTTCGTTTGCTAGCCTTTGCATTTCAAGCTGCGACTCTAACTGTTTGAGCTCTGCTTTTTGTGCTGTTAAAGCCTGCTGCTTTTGAACCTCTGCTTGCGCAGCAACTTGTTGCGCCTGAGCGTTAGCTTGTGATTGTGCTTGAATATTTTGCTGTTGCATTTGTTGATCGCGCTCAAGCTTTTTCTTTCTACGTATTTTTAGCATTTGATTTGCTAACTGTACGTTTTTAATTTCCCGTAAATCAATAGCGTCTTCTAGTTCAATAAGACCAGCGCTTAATGCTGCTTGTATATTATTTTCAAGCTTTTGAGCTTCTTCTTCGTCTGGCATCAAATCAATAAATATACCAAAGTCATGCAAATGTAACTCGCTAAGCTCCGCTAGTGTTGCTACATTGTGAATACCAATTGATTGTATAAATGCTTCTTTAGCTGGTGAGTATTCAATTACATCAGCAACGCGCAGCGATATTTTTTCAGCTGTTTCCGCAGTTAAGAATAAACCGCTTTGCAATATATGTCTCGTGGCAGTATTGCTATTTGCAGCCGCTAACTTTTGTACACCTACCAATGCTTTTGGATCTGGTGACGTCCCGTCTCTTGCTTCATTTAAGCCTGTAGCATCCCGCATCATTTGTAAATAATAGTTATATGTACTTACAAGCGAAGCTATTTTATTGCTGCCACTATTTGAATTAATCTCTTGAATAGGTACTTTACCTGGATTCATATCGCCGTCAGACGTAAAGGATCTACCAATTACAGAACCAGTTTGGAAAAACATATTTAATGCTTCCTGTGGATTGTAATTTGTGCCATTGCCTAAATCTATTTCAGCAAGCCCATCAGCGTCTAAATAAACACCGTCTGGAACCATACGTGACATTACTTGTTGCAGCTTTAAGTGAGTTAGCTGTATCATGTCAGCAAACGTAGTAATGCGACTAACCAATGATTCAATACGGCCATTATACATTCTTGGCGCAACTATAGAATAATTCATTCTAACTTTCGCAGCATCACTTTTCGGACGCAACATATTTTCACATAGCTGCCATTTTAATAATACATTAGCACCTGGTATGTATGCACCTTCATAAAGTACTTCAATATTTCTAGCTAATCTTTCAAACCTGGCTCTAGGGTCAACTGGCGGGTTAAAGTTTTCGTCTTTTACTATAATCTTTTCCGCGCCTGTAGCTGTATTCTTTAATTTATAAATTTCATTATGAAATGTTTTATAATTAAAATACAATACATCTACTGTGTTAATATCGCTTTTATTTGAATCAGGGTTAAACTTATTATAGGCTTTATAGTTTGAGTACCCTTTTGAATTAAGCTTTTCTAATTCTTCGTTTGTTAAATCAGGAAATTGCTTTTTTAATTCGTTTAATGGTATTGTTTTTATTTCCCCTATGTAATACACGTCATCAAAATAAGGTGACTCCGTATATGAATAAACTAAATTCGTAGGATCAACATATTCTATTTTAATACCTTCGGAATTTGTATATGTTGTTTTCACAGCAGCTATACCTAATACTGCTAGATCGTAATAAAAACGCTTTTTAGTGAGCTCGTATCTATTTTTTTCAAAAGTAACTGTAATTGCTTGTTCTTCTGCAATTTCTATAGCCTCTTTGTAGCTGAGCTGCATGTGAAGATCTAATTCTTCTTGATTAGCCGGTAAATCGGTTAATCCGCTTTCCTGTGTATTTATACCAAACTCTTGCTGTATATAAGCGTCGAGCTCTTTTGCTTGCATATCACGGAGTATGCTTTCCATATATTGCGTACGCTTCTCAACGCCAAATGGATCTTGTGAATATGCTTTTACATCATAAGTTCTATTGGCCATACCATTAACAACTATATCTACAAATTTAGGTATAATTGGAACTGGTTTCCAGTCTAAATTAAGATAAGACAGATCACCATTAATTGATAATTCATCTTTATATTTTTGCACGGACTGCTCACCGCGCGCATACAATCTTAACTTATGATAAGAATTCTGATTGATATAAAAACGATTGCCTGATGAATCTCTTTTAAACCATTCATGCTCAATTGCTTTAGCCACGCTTAACCCAAACTCTGAGCCAGCCTTTTCAATATCGCTAAGCGCTTGACTTGGAAAATGACTTTTTGAAACGGATTCAGCCATAATTTTTTATTAGTTTTGATTTTATGCCTTCGTTTTTATATTTAGCTATATTAAAACTTAAGCTTATTTTTTGTCTTTCTTGATTAGGAGCATACATGTGCCTATTACAGGCCATAATAGCAAGCCCCGAACTTATCGCAGCATCAAACTTAGTTCTTTTAGCTAAATCATATTTTGCCCAGTCGTTTAGTGTAGCGTTAAAATACATTTGGCCATATGAGCCATCTTGCTGTAAACCTACATACTTTTGTATATAAGACTCTATTGCCGCTGCATGAGCCTGTTTGATATCTTCACTTGAGTTCGGCATTCCGCCAATTTCTTTTTCAGCAGCAGATAATTTATTAAATACCTTGTCAGGTCTGTTTATTGAAAACTTTCTATAACCTCTGCGCTTTAAATAATACAATAATCTAGGTTTATTATTTTCTGCAAGTATTGGCATGCCGTAAAAGTGCAATGCCATTAGCACGTCTTCAAAAAACATTTCAGCTGTTTGTGGCCGTGCAACATATTCAAGAAAAAACATATTAGAAGGGGCTTCGTCCATATTAAATTTAGTTAACCCGTGTAAAGCGCCTTTTGATCCTTTACCATCTGTTGTACCTGATATGTCGTATGAGTCACAGCCAAATGCACCAATATGTTCATTAGCAGGGTAAAGCACCCCTCTTTTCTCTATTACGCGATTTTGAAGATTTGTAGGTGGAACCCAGCTAACTTTAAACCTCCCGTTTTGATTTGGATTAAATACTACTTTGCTATCTTTGATGCCATCTGCCCAGCTAAAGCTTCCTTGCGTTACACCCGCAGACGAATATACGTCATCGTTGTAATCTATCTGTTCGTATATTTTTGCAAGATTAAATATGCTATTTTGTGTTTCATCTCTAAAAGCGTGTTCCTCTGTACGCGGAAACTGCCGATAGAGCTCATTTAAAGCATCCTGATCGCCTTTTAAGCCATCAACTTCATTGTTCCAATGATCTATAACTCCGACCTCAATAAGGTCTCCATACGGACCTTCAATCGGTTTTTGCGGCGTATCAAAGACAGGGTTTCCAAAAGAATCAATGAATCCTTCGTAGTTCCATTCCATAGGTATGAACAAAGAATATAGTCCTGAGCGAGTCTGTCCATTGGCATTTCGTTTGGTGACGTCTGAGTCATAGTATAATTTTTTAAAATTTTCACCGCCTTTATCAAGTGCGTTTGAGGTAGACCCCATCATACACTTACCTATAATCCTGCTACCTAATCTTAGCGTTGTCTTTGTGACGCGCCAGTTGTTGAGGATGTTGTCCGGCCGTTCCCATTTACCCGATTCGTCGTGTACGAGGAGTTTGAGTTTCTCGCCGTCATAAGAGTTGTCGCCTGTGTTCTTCCAGTCGATTGTTGTGTCAAGCCCTTGTAACTCTTCCCGCGTCTGCCCTGACTGTATAGATTTACGCGTAAGTTTTGAGGCGGGTACTCTATATGCGAGCTCGGTTTTAGGACGATCCATACCGTCTTGTATTGGTTTAAAAAAGAACGGGTAGTTGACGGATATTGGAACAACTTTATCTGTGAACATTTTTTTAGCGTCAGACCCAGATTTGGACAGTATGCCAAACCGTGAATCGGACGATATTGTTGCCATGTTAACAGCTTCTGATGATGCCATGAATGAAAAGCCAGAGCGTCTGTTTTTGAGATAGCACATTCCATAACACCGTGAATCGGCTTTGCATGCTTCCCAAAATATAAAGAATAATCTATTTGCCTCTCTAAATTCAGGGGCCCCAACGTCAATTTTACTCCACTGCAGGTACATGTAATGAGTACCAGTAATATAAGTAGGCTTATCCTTGTTATAGAACCAATGGCCTTCATCACGTCTTTTAAACTCTTCATCTATATATGGTTCCCATTGATCTTTGAATTCTTCTGGATAACTTTTCCAATCAAAAATTGTTTTTATTCTATTTAATTCTTTAGGGTGCTCCCGTCTAACCCACTTATTTTCTCCTTTGGTAATTTTAGCCGGTGTAGGAGGCAAAGCAATCTTTAAATTTTGTATGCTATACACATCGCCAATTTGCCCTGTTTTGCTAATAACTACAATATCATTTTCTTTATCATAGCCATATTTCCATCTACGCGCTTTGTTATGTCGTTTGAGCGTGTTTATTTTAATCGGTTCAATGACCTCAAATAAAGTTTGCTCGTACATTATCTTGATCTTTTTTCTGCAAAACCGCTAAAAGCCTCTTTTTTTTCCTCTTTAGGTTTGTTTAACAGTATTGATTTTTCTTCCTCTATTCTATTTAAAATTTCAAAGGCATCAAATATCGCAAGCTTTTTAGTTGCTGCCGCATTTTTAAGCCTATCTGCAGAAACATCATCTTCTGTGTTTGTTATGATTTTTTCTTCTGCAACATGAATAAGCTCATCAACCGCTTTGTAGCCAGCTCGGATTATATTCTGTTTCGTCTCCTTGATATTCATATTTAATAGAAATTGAATTGGTTAGCACCCTATACATTCTTTCGCCGTCAACAACAAATTCATATTCGCTATCGGGCTTAAAACCTACAAGATCATTTTTTTTAATACCGTTTTTTTGAAGATCTTTATCGACAAATTTAATAACACCTATTAAAGGCCTCTCAGGGTTTGTGTCAAATTTATCTATTGATTCAATGGGTTTTACAAAACAATACCCTTTAGGCGCGCGCCACAGCTTATTTCTTTTATATAAGAATATTTGTTCAGCGTCTACAAAGTATTTATCTTCTTCTAAAAACGCACGACCGTTTCTTTCTTTGCCGCGAACATCATACCATCTCCTAAAAACATTATGATGCAGTATAACTTCATCACCTTTTTTAATATCTGTTTTTACTTCAAGCGGTGCTTCAAGAACAATACCGTTTCTGCTTACATACTTATGATCAGATATCTCGGTATTTAATATTAATTCTTTATCGCCTATAGATTTCTTATTATTGTATCTATCCTCTTTTGGGGCTATAATAAAATTAAATATACTTCGCATTAATATTCCAGGTTGTATTCTACTGCTACTGCCATGTTTTTATTAAAATCTTTCCAGGGTAGTACGTCGTTATTTTTTTTAATATATATACTATATTTTTCATCAGCTTCAACTATATCGCAAATAGTATGCCCTCCGTAGACCTCTTGACCTACGGAGTAATGCATAGCTTCATTTTTATAGTCTCTACCGATACTAATCTTCCTTATCAGATTCATCTTCTTCGGTTATTTCTTCGTAAGTTCCATCGCTTAGATTTATGGTAATTGTCCCATATTCTTTTTCTAATTCCAGTTGAAACTCTTTTAACCCATCTTGTAATTCAGAAGATTGATGCAATAAGCCGTGCTTTTGCGTTTCAATACTACCTATTTGCAATTGGATTTGATTTAATTGATTTACTTTTTCTTGCAACTTTTCAAGCTGCTCATCTTTAATTTT